AGTTCTTGTTCTTTTGTAGCAAGTTCTGTGAGTTGCCCCTCTTTAAACTCCAAGGTAATGGCTTGCCTACAGGTTGGGCAATCAGCATTGTGTTCATAGAAACTTCTATCATTTCCCACTTTGGATATTTTGCTCTCAATCTGTGACTCAACTTTTGTAAACGCAGCAATCTTCTTTTCATTTTCAGGAATTTTCGCACAGATTTCGGCAAGTGTTTTCTTTGATTGCTCCAGATCGTCAATCTCTCCACATAGGGTGCGTATTGTTTCTCTGTGCAGAAGTATCTCTTTCTCATATTCTTTTACCTTTGCTTCAATATCTTCATTGAGTTTGTCTTGATATTCTTTTTTCAGTTCATATTTCTGTTCAAGTAATGATATCTCACTCTTCTTTGCTACAGTCAAGTCTTTATTGTTTGACAGTCTTTCTTTTACCAGACTGTTCATTGTAGAAAAGATTTGAATGTCCAACAAATCTTCGATGATGGCACGGCGATCAGCAGCCGACAACTGCATGAATGGTGTAAAGGATGCTGAACCAAGAATAACGATCTGTGTGAAAGACTTGTAGTTTAGTTTGAGAATAAACTTCTCTAAGTAATCTTGATAATCTCTTACAGCCGCATCTTGGTTCAGCAAAACTGCGTCTTGGTATATTTCAAACACATTCGGTTTGATACCACGAACAATCTTGTATTCTTTATTACCAATTGAGAACTCAATCTCAACTACACAATCACGACCATTAATACTATTTAACAAATTTGGTTTGTTGACACCACGAAATGGTTTACCAAACAAACCAAAACACAAGGCGTCAAGCATCGTTGACTTACCAGAGCCATTCGCACCAACAATTAGAGTGTTGGGATTACCGTTTAACAGTATTTCTGTAAAGTGATTGCCAGTTGAAAGTAAATTCTTCCAACGCAGACGTTTAAATAGTATCATTCAGAATCGGTGTTCACTGCTTCTACGTAGAGTTCCTGCATAACTTGTTTAAGTTTATCAGGTTCTACATTCAATGTCAAGTTATCAATGTACTTTGAAAGTATGGTCATAGTATCTTCGGCACGATCTACCTGTTCTTCATCGGCATTAGTTTCTGTATCGGTGAAATCTTCTACTACAGATATGTCTGCCGCACCAGCCTTGTACAAATTATCTATTACAACATCAAACAAGAATGGATTTATTTTACACAACACAACAACTTTAACATAACAACCTTCATACACTGAGTAATCAAAGGTACGATATTGTTCGGAGAAATGTTCCAAGTCATCTTTGTAATTTAACTTATAGAACATACGATATGGATTTTGTATGAACTCTAGTTCACGTGTATCAGTATCAAAGATGTGAAAGCCACGTGGGTCATTATAGTCTGACCAAAACATTTCATACGGTGTACCAACGTATGTGATAGAACCATCTGAAGATTTGTGGTGAAAGTGACCAGTAAGAACTACATCATATTTGTCTAGATGTTTACGGTCAAGTCCATCAAAAGAAACTGAACCTGGATGCATCTCAAAACCTGCTAGTTCAAAGTGACCAAAACAGATTTGTGACTTGGAGGATTTTATTTGAGAAAGGATTTCACTTTCGTTGTCGTCACATAACCAAGGTACAATGTCAACATCGATGCCGTCAAAATTAACTGTACTAAAAGAATCGTATATAGTAATATTATCATATTCGTTTAGTAACAGTTGAGATGAGTTTACCTCTAACGTATTCTTGTATGCGACATCGTGGTCGAATAGATCGCCAAGTTGTACAACGGTTGTAATACCATTTTCTTTTAGATATGGAAAGAACGTGTTCTCGTAGAACTTCTCAATATATTTATGAAATTCCAAAGAATCGTTACGCATTCCAAAATGCGTGTCACCAAGTATGCATAGTTTCATACTTAGATTATATCATCATCAAGAAAGTTGTCAAGCCCAACTAACTTCTTTACCTTCTTTTTCTTTTTGTTTTCTTCAAAGTTATGAATGAACTCGGAGATATTGTCGTACAACTCAAACTGTTTCATGTTGCCGTTTTCATCTTCATACATCTCACCTTCATCTAATAAACCGAACTGCTGTGTTGCCTTATACTTCACATACAGTTGCTTCTTCTCACGCATAATTCTACGCAGAAAAGCATAATAAATTATCTGTGTGAAGTAAGCAAATGGATTCTTAGACTTAGCAGGATCAAAGTTACGGAAATACATCAGACAGTTTTCTACACCATCAGATATCATCTCATCACGGTATGTGTATGAAATAAAGTTTGGCTTACGTGATAGATGTTCTGCAATCTTTAGAAAGCATTCACCAATGTAGTCTGGTATCTTTGGTTCCTGTGTGCTGTTTTTCTTTGCTTGCTCACATTCATCACGATACTTGATGAGTGCTGCAAGAAAGTCAGCATTGTTTACATAATGGTTGTTTGTGCTCATACGTTACCGTGTTTGTTATTTTTGAGATACTGATAACCTTTGATTAGTTCTTCAACACCATTATCTAATGTATAGTATGGCGCCCAACCAGTTGCTTCTAACTTCTCATTTGATACAATGTAGTTTCTCTGGTCTGGATCCTTCTTGATATCACCTTCAACAATCGTAAAGTTTGGAATTTGTTTCTTGATTATCTCACACAATTCCAACTTAGATACATTTGCAGATGACAAGCCTACATTATAGATGTTGCTTTTCATATCTTCAAATTGATAGATTGCATGTAAGAATGCTTCACATACATCACGTACATGAATGTAATTACGTTTGAAATGACCTTCAAAGATAACAACATAGCCATCGTTGACTGCACGGTATGTTAAATCATTTACTAACAAGTCAGTACGCATACGTGGTGACATACCAAATACAGTTGCTAGTCTATAACTGATAGAGTTCTCACGTTCCATCAATCTTTCTTCAACTGCTACTTTATCAATCGCATACTTAGAGATTGGACGCAGTGGTGATTCTTCTGTACAGAAGTTGTTTTCATCACCAGTGCCATATGCTGAGTTTGTAGTTGGCATAATGATGCGTTGATCATTAGATATAGCATTCAGCATCCAGAACATCGCATCTTTATTTGTTGTATCAGCACCAACAACATCTTTATTACACAGTGGTGCACCAACCAATGCAGCAAGAGGAATGATTATATCTGCTTCTTTGAGTAGAGGTGCCATGTGTGCTGGATTACGAATGTCACCATTTACAATCTTCAGATTTCTATTATCACACAAATGATTTAGACTTGTCTGACCAAACATGAAGTTATCAATCACAGTGACAATACAGTTCATCTGTAAAAGATATTCAACTAAGATACTACCAATGTAACCAGCACCACCAGTTACTAATACACGCCATTGTCCCATAATTACACCCTATTCAATACGCTAGTTATTTCATCAATTGCCATCTTACTCAGTGTTGGATAATTTCCAATATAGAATGAGTAGAAGTGCATGTGTTCTGTGTTAGGAAAATCTAAGTAATGATCTCCATATACACCAGTCAGATATGGCTGACGCAACTGATTACCACCACCAGCAGAACCACGACGATATTCTATCTCATTGTCACGCATTTTGTGCATGAGTCTTTGTGCAAACTCTTTGTTGGCATATTCCGGCTGTAGCACAATATTGAATGCATAGTTACTGCAACCATCATAATTGAAATCTACTTTATATTTTGTTCCATCCAATTTATTCATGAAGTAAAGTAAATTATCATTTCGTTTGGACACATTTTCATCCAAATATTTCAACTGATTCTGACCAAGTATACCACCAATCTCTGTGTTACGCATGTTGTATGCTGGATACGCAAAGATAAAATCAGGATTGAGTTCTGGATACATGTCTTGATATGATTGTTTCATGCTTTCTGAACCGCATTCACGCACCATACCATGTGAACGAAGCATACGAACTGTGTGATACACATTTTCATCGTTTGTGCATACCATACCACCCTCAATCGTTGACATATGATGTGCAAAGTAGAATGAGAAGTTAGACATCCAACCAAAACTGCCTAATAATTGGTCGTTGTGTTTTGCGCCATGTGATTCGCATACATCTTCAATCAATGGAATATTGAGTGCTTGTAGTTTCAGCAGCAATTCATCTGTAAGACAGTTGAAGCCTTGTGCATATGTAAGAAACACTGCACGTGTTTTTGGTGTGATTGCTTTTAGAATACCTTCAGTGTTCATGCCAAGTGTATTCAAATCAATATCAACAAACACTGGCGTGAAACCGCACTGTAGAACAGATGCAACATCAGATATCCATGTGAATGGTGGCACGATAACTTCACCACCCTCTGGATGTAGAATCTTTAGCATTGTCATCGACAATAGATTAGCAGAAGCACCTGAGTTTACGAACACAGAATACTTTACACCCAACCATTTGCTCCATGCTTCTTCAAAAGCACGGCACTCTGGACCATTAGTTAGTTTTGGATTATCTTTTTTGAGATGCTCTATTACCAAGTCTAAATCTTCTCTAGTAATATTGTCTGACATTAGTGGGTACTTCATAATCACTCCATAATAATTTTTGAGCCTTCGTAATCAAATGCAAAAGGCACCCATACGTTGATTTCAGGTATTGCTTGTTTAATTTTTTCATGTGCATCTGGCGGAGCAAGAAACATAAAGAATCCACCACCACCTGCACCCATCAACTTGCCACCATACGCACCCGCATTCATTGCTTTAGTGTATATGTTATCTATGTAATCAGTTGTAACACTATCTGTGAGTTCACGTTTACGTTTCCACTGATAATCTATCAACTCACCTATTTCTTTTATTTTACCATAGTTTTCAAATATATGCAATGCATTATTTGTAATGGCTGCTATTTCTTCCAATAATTTGACCGACTTACCTTCTTTGATTGACTGTACCTGTTGTTTGGCATGTACGTCAGAAAGTCTATCTATACCAGAAAAGCCTAACATAATGTGTTCTTCAAGATCAAGAACATAACTATCTTTCACTCTCAGATCACGAACATTGATATTAGCGCCAGATAATTCAATGACACGAATGCCACCATACGCAGCCATTATTTGATCTTGTACACCAACAGATTCGCCGATGTAGTTCTGTTCAATATTGATTGCTTCACTTGCTAATTGGAATTTACTTACTTTACGATATCCTAAGTAAGTATGAATAGCGTTGATTAGTCCAACAGTAAATGAAGAAGATGATCCAATACCAGACCGAGCAGGTAGATCGCCATCATGGCTAATAGAAATGCCATTAGGTATTCCATAGTATTTTAAACACTCCCTTACAGAAGGATGATCTATATCTGAAATGTCTTTTACACTCTCTATCTTTGAATAGATAACTCTATTTACATAATCAAAATATGGCGGCAGTTTCTTCAAACTGATATAGCAATAGTGTGCCATAGCAGCAGAGATTATCTTTGTTTGTTTTGTTTCAAACCATGCTGGATAATCTGTACCACCACCAAACAGTGACAGTCTATACGGTGTTTTTGATATAATCATTTTTCATTATAATAGTCGCCATACTCAACAAGTATGGTTGCATTACCATCATTCTTTAAATATGCATCACAGTATGCATTGTAAATCTGTCCTGGTTCTTTCAGCCGAACAATCTTTATATTTGGACACATAAGTTTGTATGCATCAGTATAATCACCAACATGTTGATGCTGTGGATGCAACGGTCTTTCTGAGCCAATGCCTGTACGTATGATGATTCTTGGTTTGTAATCAGACATCATCGTAATCTTATCAACATGATTGACAAGTTGATTTGTTGCACATATCAAAAAGTTCCATCGTGGATAAATGCTAACTGGTATATAACCAGCAAGTGCAAGACCTAGTGTGATGCCCATTTGAGTATCTTCAAATACCGGCATCTCAATCAGTTTTTCTTTAGGCACATCCTTCAATGTATTTGACATTGCAGTGCCAGCATATTCTACTGCTTGACCAATAAAGACCACACGTGGATCTTTTGCAAGCATATCCATAGATGCTTTTAGTTCATCAAAATATTTCAAAATTGTACCCTCGTTCCAGCACCAGCATGTGGATATTTTGTTTCATACTGATAATAATAAATGTAATCTTGTTCAAAATTATTAACGTTTGCGTATGACGACTCTTCCACACCCCATGTTTTTGCAGTATCAGTGCAAACTGATTTACCATTATCTTCTACAATAAATTTGATAGGTAAATTATGTTGATATGCATACTTGAAGTTCTCCATAAAGATACCTGCTTCTGCTGTCATGTCACCAACAAAGCAATACACTTTAGTATCAACACCTTTTTGCTTCATTGCCATCGCAGTGCCGACTGCAATAGGAATATTCCCACCAACGATTGCTGTTGAGTAGATGTTGTATTCTGGATAGCACAATGAAATAGATTTGCCTTCCAGAATATCTTTTTCTAGTTGTTCTGGTGGCACACCTTTGAGTAGACATTGATAGTGTGAACGCCATGAACAGAACACCCAATCTCTTGAACGAATGTTCTTGAAGATTTTTATCATCTCATTTTCATTACCATAGTAGAGATGAATAGGCGCACGAATGCGGGCGTTGTTGAAGTGTTCTGCAATCTTATCTTCAAATGCTATGAGTTCTTGTTTAGTCACCGAGTATCTTCCTCTTCAATCTAATCTTGGACATCTCTTCAATATTTTTTCTTGATTGTTCACCAAATTTATTTTCAACAAGATTCAAATATTGTTCATGTGAAAAGTATTTGTGCCAAGCATCATCACGGAACTTCAATACTTCTGCACCACTCAGTGTCTTTGTTCGTAGTGGCTTACAATCGTATGATAGAAAAGCAAACTCATCAAAAGTTTGTGGCAGTTCCCATCCATTATTGACTGCTTCCATATACAATGGACTACCAGGCAGTGCCATTGCTGCATAGAAGTTTGCATGTTCACAGTTCAATTCAAGTGCAAGATCAAGTGTCTCTTGCATTGTTTCCATTGTATCTTCTGGAAAACCAAACATGTAATTACCAAGTACATTAATACCAGCATCTTTGATATCTTGTACAACTTCACGAATGTCAACTTGTTTGAAACGACCTTTATCAATCTCCAGTCTAACTTGTGGATTACCTGCTTCAATACCAAGTGCAAGCCAATTTACACCAGCATCTTTGAACAATTGTAATTGATCTTTGCGTACAGAATCAACACGTGCGTATGCCCAGAAGTTGAATTCCATACCACGTTGTTTGATGCCCTCTAGAATTGGTATGTAATACTTTTTGTTTAGAAAGAACATCTCATCTGTCAATCGTACTGTACGAACACCACGTTCATACAAATACTCAAATTCTTTGAGCATCAACTCAGGCGACCAGAAACGCATACCACGTGAGTCTGCTGATACGGTGCCCTGTGCATACGATGTACGATTCACAATGTTGATCATACAGAAATTACAACCAAACGAACAACCCAATGATGTTGAGATGGCTGCAAATGGTGTACGACCCTCATCTAGAAAATTTGTATGCCAGTAATGAGCACGATACTTTTTCAAGTCTACCAAATCCCACGCATAACCTGGCATAACTTGATCCATATCTTTTGTTTGTACTATTTCACCTGGCGCACCTGTTGCAGCAAATCCATGTTTCTTGTATACAAGACCACGAACTTTATCTAACTCATCAACATAGTTTGTTTGTAATAAATCTAATAGACCGTACACACCCTCGTTGATGAATACAAAATCAACATATGGTAGACCAATGACTTCATATGGCAATGCAGATGCATGTGACCCAATGAATACAATCTTGATTGATGGATGAGTAAGTTTGAGTTGTGCTGCTAGTTTGGATGCACCAATCATCATTGTGGTGCCTGAGTTTGGATTTTGTCCGTAAAGAACAAAGACTGCTATATCTGTACCAGTAGCAGCAATTTTATGTGCCGCATGTTCATAATCTGGTGATGGATGTGCGTCAAAATCTAGAATGCAAGGATCATAACCTTCAACACGAACGGCGTTGGCCAACAACAGTGCCCATGTTGGAGGTTCAATAGCAGAATACTTATTTGCAAGTGCTTGATATGCTTGCGTAGCACTGCTCGGTATAACAAATGTCACCACTTTTGACATAACAAAAAATCCTTTTAGTGTAACTTCTTATTCTTTACTTCCTGTATGTGTTGCAACAACTCTTGCATCATTTCTTCTTGTTGTTGACTTTCATCCTCTTCTTCCTGTTCTTCCAATAACTGATCAAGCATCTTATCTGAATCCGCCATATCATTTATTGTTCTCTCAACCAACTTATCATAATAACGAATCATAGATTCTTTTGGGTCTATGACTGTGACAATATCGGAAGTATATACTAATGCTGAGTTCTCTTTGATCAATTCAACTGGCAACCAAGGCATCATCATCATTACAGTTTGACCCGTTGGCATACGACGAAATACCAAACGCATAGGATCATTGAGTTGAACTTGCTCCGAATCTTCCTGCTCAAACATAGAAGCCATAATATCTTCACCAGATTGCATTCTTATAAGTTTTACGTTATGCATTCTTGACCTCTATATTGTAAAATTTATACTTGAATTTTTCATCATCGTATATTTTAACACGTTCTTGCAAATGGCGCAATGTAAAATTAACATGTTTGCCTATACGAAAATCATCGGCAATATCGTATAGAACTGCCTCAGTCTTACTGTCTCCGATTCTTAAACCTCTACCAATCGACTGTAAGTTTCTAACTCTCGACTTAGACGGTGAGGCAAAAACAACATTGTGAAGATTGCGTATGTTAATGCCAGTGGAAAAAGTACCGTAGGAAGCAACAATGATAGCATCATTTTGTTTCTCGGTAATGGCACGTACTTGTTCACGGACTTCCACATCTGTTCCACCATACACAAAGAAAACGTGCCTATCACCAGTCTTTTCTTTAATAAGTTTATAAAGTTGCTTGCCATGCTTCTCTACCAAATTAAATAATATAAGTGAGTTACCCTGTAATGACAAGGCAAGATTGCGAATGAACTCATTTCGTGCCTTACTACTAACTATGTATTCTATCTCTGATTGATAGTCCCAACCACGTGATTGTTTACAAACATCTTCTGGATACTTTAGTACCAAACACTTGATACGAAAGTCTGCAAGCTGTTTATTTTCAATCAGTTTTGCTGTGGTAGTAGATTGATATAACGGACCAAATAAACCTTCCAATACTAACTTATGTGTTTGTGTACCATCTACTGTGCCTGTGCAACCAATTCTATACTTTGCATTCTTCAGACCAGTCATGATGGTAGTCAATGACTTTGCTTTGAACTGATGTGCTTCATCACCTAATACAAAATCAAACTGTTCAAAGTATTCAGGTGGATTCTTGTAGATGGATTGCCACGTGGTAATAGTTAGAAACTTATCTGTATGCTTGTCTTTTCCCGAATACTGTCTATGGGCATACTCTGCGGCATCATAGCCATATGATACAAAATCAGCATACATTTGCTCAACAAGAGAAGTTGTAGGAACAATTAGTAATCCTTTCTTATATTCTTTGTGCTGCAAGTATCTAATAATAAGATATTGTATCAAAGACTTACCCGATCCTGTGGGTGATAATAACAACATTCGTTTGGTTCTAACGGCAGTAATGAATGCTTTGACTTGATAATCTCTTGCGCCTTCTGTTATAATGCTTTTGTCCAGTTTCAGATCATCAATAAAGGCCTTAGCCTCTGTAACAGAAAAGTTCTCAGTAACATTTACTGGAGTATCAATCCCTAGTTTGTATCCTCTTTCTTCACAAAACTTTTCAATGTACGGTACAAGGCCATGATAGATGTTATACGTGCGTAGATCAGCAAGCCTTATCTTGCCATCCCAAAGTTTGTTTTTGTATGCAGGCATGAACTGATAACCTGGCACGAAGAATGTAAAGTAATCAGCAAGTTCTTGTGCAATACTTTTTTCACAGTCAAACTTAATGAATGCCTCATTCTGTTTATAGAGAACAATATCAAACACCTTGAATAAACTTTTCCCAATCAATAAATGAACGAAGTTCCCACGTTCTATTGTTCAATTCTTTTAGTATGGCTTGGCAAACATCAACAATCTCTTCATGCAAAAGTTTT